CGCGCAGCATCGTGTCTAATCACAACGTAGAGCCCAGCGAAAGCCGGCCTACGCAGGTTAAACATGAAGGCTTGTGCCGTAGGATATTTCCTGACTTCACCCCCGAGTTCGTTCCACCTCGTACATTAGTACTACGACACGATAGTGTCACAGTGAGAACGAAAATGCTCATTCGAAAGGGTCTTACGACCCAGTTCGGAGTCTCGGTGAAGACCGCTAATAAGCTGGTCAATTCACCAAAGGTGCTGCTCCGTTGGTACGAAGCTATCAACGGTGTGATGGATTCACTAATTCTAGCGGATCCCACCATCTTCTTGGAGGACCTTAGACCTCTAAAGAGGCTTGTGAGGAAGATTACAAACGTATCAACCTCACGATCCGGTGTTAGCGCTGTCGTTTCCATGTGGAAAGATTTTACCAACTGGTATTTTCACACGGCCGCGCAGACAGACCTCATCGGTGGAGAATTAACTCCACTGAAGGGCAACGTCTTCACCAAACTGCTAGGTGTCGGAAGAATCCGAACCTGGATGGTACGCGGTAAGTGGGAGGATTTTAAGCATATTGCTCATATCTGCTTCACTAGGCAAATGCCATTCTGTGGCGAGAAGACCGTGGCAAAAGCCATCGCGGAATTCCGCGAGGTCATCACGTCGACCTTCGAGGTCGAACCAGCTATGCTGTTAAAGGTTCGCTTGGCGGCTCGCCGGATTGGCGGGATATGCAGAAGCATAGGTCCTAAGACCCGCGGTGCGGATCACCTTTCAGTAAGCTCCAGCGGCTCGCTCCGCCACCCCATAAGGAGTGGGGGTAATGCGGCTGCTGTTGTAGCTATGTTGGAGAGACACGTGACTGAAGTCAGCGATTCGGACTGGTGCGAGAGGACGCCCTTCGGCATCTTCGAACACGAGTCCGGCATCCCATTATGGATGTCCATCCTAGGGTATGAGTCCGGAGAGAATTATCTCTCCACAGACTATCATAACCGACGACGTGCGAGGATTGAAACCCTCCGCCCCTACAAGCTCGGGGAAATTATTCCCGGAAGCGTAGGGACGCCAGTAAAAGCTGGGTACTACGATAACTTGGGTCTTTTGATCCTATACTCCTCATGGAAGGACTGCATTATGCAGAGTTCAATTCCAACCGTGAGGGTTTCGACGGTACCTGAGCCGGGCAACAAGGCCCGAATTATCACTGTCAGCGATTGCTGGGTGAATGCGCTCATGGCTCCGTTCTGTCATCTACTAAAAAGTAGTATGAAATGTCATCCGTCAGTCTGGTCATCATTTAATAAAAGCGACCAGAACTGGGAGTCACTCAAGATTCTTATGAACGGTGACACCAACCCGTTGACATTGTCATCGGACCTGAAGAACGCCACAAATGCTATACCGTTTACGGTAGCAAGGGAACTCGTAATCGGGTTCTGTGAGGGACATGGTCTGAGAATAGGGCCCTATCGGGCTCTAGTTATTGGACTTATTGGCACGAGGTACATCGAGATTGGAGAAGACCATGTCTTCTCGAACCGAGGTGTCCTCATGGGCGAGGCTATCGCCAAGCCTGTGCTGACCTTATTAAACCTCGTAGTCGAGGAAATATCCTACTACAAGTTTCACAACAAGGAGTTGGACTGGAAGGCTGCTCCCAAGCCAGACGGCTGGAAGCGAGCTGTCCACATTGGCGGAGACGATCATGTCGTCAGGGGTCCCAAGCGCTACCTGGATCTGATCACGGAGACCCACCTTTCGGTGGGCTCTATGGTCAGCCCGGGTAAGCACGGGATCTCGGCTAAGGCCG